ATAATTAGCAGACCTTTTTCACCAGTAATTGGTCAAAAATATAATATTACTTTAACATTAACCCCAGATGGTTCTTCAAATAATCTATATATAGATGGTAGTAGCGTTGGAAATATAGTAACTAGCAATCTTCCATACACTATAAATAATTCTTTAGTAGATAGAATAACACTATCAGGTGATACAAGTAATATCGCCAGATATGGTACAGTAGCTTTCGATTGGTTTCAAATTAAAGATGACGTTCTTATAACTGGAGATTTCACTTCTAGTCTTAGTGAACCCATACCACCTACTGGAGTTGCTGGCGATGACGCTATGTTGTTCTATAACCCAAAAACTAGACGGGTAACTTCTGAAGAAAGATTTGCTGGTGCGTTCCAAACTGATGCTAGAACATTAGAAGTATTTGTTCCGGCCACTACAAAAATTGTTAGAAGAAATAGGGCTGGAGCTGCACATATTTATGAAAGTGGGCCAAGTAATGAAGGTCAGGAAGGGCCTTTTCTATATGATACAGAATTAGGGTATGTTATCGGTGAGCAAGCCGCTTTAACTACAGAAGAATTAGATGTAAGTAGTGACTCAATATTATTTGTTGATGATGCATCTCAATTTCCAGATGAATCAGGTAATATAATTATTGGACTAGGAACTTCTCACCAGGAAGGGCCAGTACCTTATATTTCAAAACCTTCAGATCAAACTTTGAGAATAAACCCTTCTTATAAGTTTAAAAAAGACCACCCAATCGGTACTGATATTGCGTTAATTGCACAAAACTCTCCGGCCACGCCAAACAAAGATGGATCAGATTTTCCATTCTTTTTAACAGATTCTGTTGCTGGTAGGCTTTATGCTGAGAGATTAGTTAACGAAATAACAGCTACAGGTATTGTTGTAATTATCTACGTTCTTTATCCAAACGATATTGGTCTTGGTAAAGGTGGAGATCAAGAAAACTCAGAAAAATATTATATCTGGGGTACGGAAGAGGACTTATAATGGCACAAAGAACTATATCAGGATCACATTTAAAAGTATATATAAACGGATCTGTTTACAATGAAGTTCAACAGTTAAGCTATAGTATTGACTATGGAGAAGAACCAATTTATGGTATCGATTCTGTATTCCCTCAAGAGATTAAAATCACAAGAATTTCTGTAACAGGAAGTATTTCAGGTGTTAGAGTTGCAAATTCAAACGGATTACAAGGACAAAATATTAGAAGTGGAATAAGAAATTCCGTATTTGCTCCTTACATATCTATCAGAATTCAAGATAATAGAACTGGTGAAGATATCATGTTTATACCACATGCAAAAGTTGTAAATGAAAAACTTGATGTATCTGCAAAAGGTATTGCTAGAACAAGTTTCTCATTCTCAGGACTTCAACCACAACAACCATTAGACAGATAGATTTTTTCTTAAATCACAGTAATGAGCGTGACCATTGGCCGGTACATTTCCATGTACAGCAAATACTCCACAATTACATTTAGGTTCTGGATTCATATATTTTTCAAATTCTGATGTATCAGATTCTTTAGGTGTTATAACTATTATTTGGTCTCTGGTATATCCAAAAATCTTACCTTCTGGAACGAGAACTCTATCTTTCATTGAACTCATATATCTAAGAGCGTCTAATCTGTGACTTTCCATTGGATCATCAGTATCACCGATTGGATCACCAATAGGTAGTTGATCACGTTCAGGCCATGATTCTTCTTTAGCAGCTCTCATAACTACAGCCTGGGCCATAATATCTTCAATTGCCGAGTGATGTTCTTTCCCGTCTACTTTTATTTTCCACTTCATTTTTGTCTCCTTTATTGTGTTTCCATTTATATAATAGCATATAGTGAATATTAGTCAATAAAAAGACCTGCGACTAAATCTTTAAAACATATGATACTATATAGTTATATTTAAAGAGTAAACATATTACATATTTTCAATGAGTTATAAGGGTAGTTAATGGCTATTAAAAGAAGACAGAACTGGTTAGGACAACAAAGGGTCGATGCACCTCATTTAAAATCAATAGAATCAGCTGTTTCTAATGATTTCGATGAGTTACTGAGTGGTCTAGTTACAGGCGAAGGAAAAAGCTATGTAGTTAGAGGATTCAAAATCAACATGCCAGGTTCTATTGGCTCGTCTGCCAATGGATTACAGATGATTGTTGAAGATTCTTCGTTTTTACACGGTGGATCTGATGAATCAGGTACTTTTTACACAATCCCAACTGGTACGCCAACTGAGATATTAAGCTCTACAACTAACGATAAAGTAGAAGGTTCTTTTACACCAAATACTGATAATTACATTGGAATTGAATTTATAAGAGAAGTTGATGATATTACAACGGATCAGGTATATTTCTGGAATCCAACAACAAATGTTGAGTTAACTAAGACCGTACCACTTGCTCTAATTCTAGGGTATAAAATTGTAATTACAACATCAAATTTCTCAAGTAATGTATTACCTATTTCAATCGTTCAAACCGATTCATCAAATAACGTAATCTCAATTACAGATAGAAGACCATTATTATTTAGACTTGGAACAGCTGGTTTTGATTCTCCAGATCCATTCTACACATATCCATGGGATGATGGTAGAGAAGAAAATTTCTACACATCTACATCATCAACATCAGATCCTTTTTCGGGTGGAGATAAACAAATACCTGATATGAAGACGTTCTTTGACGTTCTCATGTCATCATTTAAAGCATTAAAAGGTACACCATACTGGTATTCAGAAAGTTCTGGTGGATCGATATATAGACTAAGACAAGATACGGCCAACACAGCATTTACTGGTAAGGGAAATATTTCTCACGGTATAGCATGGTTTACTGGTAAAGTATCTGGTATGACTTCTGACGTTACATTAAAGGCTATCAGTACTGCTGTTACACTTACTGCTGACGGTGTTAAAGATATTGACACGTTAATTTCAGAACATAACATAGCTAATAACGACGAACCTGTTTATTTAATGGATGGTGATGGTTCTCAAGTTCCAACTGCCGACATTACAATGACAAGTGTTGCTGGTCAAGTTAATTGGTCTTCTGATGTATTCCTTAACTTTATCGGTGGTAGATTAAGATATAAAATTAAAGAAAATGAAACAAGTGGACACGTTACACTTGCAGATAACCAGGTAGCTTATTTAAACTTAGTTAGAGGTGAAGATATCATACCTAACCTAGTTTTTACAAACAGTGGATTTACCGTTGCTTCGGTTGGATCTGTAAACTGGACTGAAGACTTAGAGGCCGGAGATTTTATTAAAAACGCTGCCGGTGGCGATGAAAACTATTATGAAATTGCGTCTGTTGACTCATTATTTCAAGTTACACTAACTGAAGCGTTCCAAGAAATTTCTTCTGGACCTAACGGTTACGATGCTCAATATGCCTTTGGTGTTTATGAAACGTCAGCGGCCCCATCAACTCCTAGACATGTATTTGTTGCAGATAGAGGTGCAGTACCTTTTTCTGAAGACTATTTCTGGCTATTATACAGACAAGATGATATAGGATCTGTAGCCAAAGTTTACGCTAGGGTTTTGGGTGGACAAGAATTAGAGCAAGGTGAAGAAAGAAATATTTCTGACAACACTTCTCAATCAATTTTAAATTACATTGGTGCGGCCAATGAATCTGATAACGATCCTGATTATACAAATGCAACAGGATCAGCTATTGCAAATATTCACTTAACTGATGGTGAAAATTTAACTAGAGGTATTAAACGTCTTGAACATAGAGATGATATAATTCCTAGAGTTAGAGTTATAGACCTTGTTTCTACAGCACTACCAACAGGTACTGGTGTTGTTATTGACGGGGAAACTCTTAACGATGATGACTATGTATTTTTCGTTAATTCAGCAATTGAAGGTCTTTATAGAGTTTCAAACGCTGCCACAGCTATTGCATTTGAAAAAATGCCAATGTTCAAAGGTTCTGACACTACAATAAATGGTGATTTAATCAGAGTATCTTCTGGTACAGATTATTTAAGAACTATTTGGAAAAGAACTGTAGGTGTTTGGACACCAATTGATGTAGCAAACGCTGTAAAAGAACCAACAGGTTTTCCTAACAGAGTTGATTCTGAATTATCATTTGATAATGGGACGAGAACTTTTTCTGTCGGACCTAAAGCTCCTCAAACATTTTTTGATGTTTTTGCAAAAGGTAATATATTTAGATTTGAAAGTACTCAATCAATCACAATACCAGATGCTGAAGGTATTTATTTTTTCTATTTTGAAACTAACGGTGTTTTAGCTTACAGTACTGTTTTTGATCCAACAATTATTACAGACAAAATATTTATTTCAACAATTTATTGGGATGAAACAAATAAAAAACAAATATTATTAGGTGACGAAAGACATGGTATGACCATGGACGCTGCTACCCATAGTTATTTACATGCCCTTAACGGTACAGTAATTACAGAGGGTGGTGCAATAAACTTTACCCCTTATGTTGACGCAGTAGCAGCTCAATTTATAGGACAAGTTGCTGGTATGACCGGTGACGTTACAATCGATGCTGACGTTGATGGTACAGCAGGAAATGTAACTTTAACTCCTGTTTCAGCAATTGCTGCCACAGCGACTTTAACACTTACAACAGATATTATTTTAACTTCTGTAGCTTTAGGAGCTGCAAGAAATACTGAAACTTTTACAACAGAAGTTTTGACCGCAGCTACAAATCCAACAAATACAGTTTTAGTAGATTTTACTGGAACAGCCGCTGCAATCGTTTGTACAGTAACTCCAAATGATGGTACTAATAACGGTGCTGTTACTGTTGATCTTACTACTGCTGAATTAGTAGAACTAATCAATACAGGAGATGTTGCTGCTAAAACAGGTCAAATTACAATTACTGACGGAAGTGGTTTAAGAACATTACAAACAGCTACAGGTGGTGACGCTACATTAATGGTAGATGCTGGTGAAGGTGATTCTGTTTTAGGAACTTACGCTTCAGGTGCTGATGCTTTAAATGTTACAGCGTTAATTGCAGCTCATAACATTGCATTTCCAGCAAACACTTTAACTTTAAGTGCAGGAAATGGAAGTCAAGTTCCAACAGCAGATATTGTTTTAACTGGTGGACAAGATGGATCTGGTGCTGTAGATGCAGATGCTCAAATTGCATTAAACGGAATGACTATTCGTGACGAAGATATTGTTATGAATATTGTTGATTCACCAGCTCCAGCTGATATTTTTGAACAAATACTATCACCAATTGCTGAAGTACCAGTTTATTATAGAGATGGAGCGTTAGGTGTTTGGCGTAGAGATGATGCTACACAATATCCAGTAAAACAAGGTACTAGCAGAATCCAGTGGAATGATCCTGTTTCAAACTGGGCACAAACTGATGTCCAAGAAGGGTATTTTGTTTCAATGTGGGTTTATGCTACAAACCATCAAGACGAACCAGTTATTACAATTCTTGGACAAAAAGAACACGCAATACTTTCTGATGCTCAAGAACAAGATAGTCCTGAGACATTGAGTGTTGGAACGATGATTACTCAAGAATTTAAACTATTATATAGATGTATCTATCAATCATCTAGTTCAATGACTAACACACCGAAAGCTGCGTTAGTTGACGTTAGAGATTTAAGAGCAACAGAAGATACAGCGTTTGCTCAAGTATCTCCAAACGATCACGGTAGTCTATCAGGTCTTGGAGATCCAGATCACCCAGCTTCTGCAATTAACACATTAGGTGTTGAGAAAGATGGTGGTTTATCACAATCTGATACTGGTGTTGGGGAAGCTCTCACAACTTTAAACAGATTATTAGGACAGTTAAGATTAAAAGAACATCCAACCAATAAGAAAAGAGTTGTTGTAACTGGTGCTAACAGAATACTTAACAGTGGTACAACAATAATTCAAGAAATTAAAAACCTTGTTATTAAATTTGACGGTGCTCAAATTGATTTTACTACAGGTCAAATTTTTGAAGCTGACGGTATTACGTCTTTAGGAATAGATTTTACTCCTGAAGTAATAACTCCTGGAGAATATTTTGCTTACTCTGTAACATTAATTCCAGGACAAGTAAATGCTGACAACACAATTTCAGCTCAATTAATCGTATTGCCAGCCGCTGGAAGTAACGCAGTAAAAATTGACGTTCCTAAAGCTCCATTTGCTCAAGGTACTAAACTTGGCCAAGTAATTGTTAGAGAAGATACTGGTAGTATTGAAGATATTACTGAAGGTGATATTTTCCAACTTGGTACTGGTGGCGGTGGATCAGGTGGATCTGGTGATGCCAATGAATTACTAGAAAGACTTAAAAATAGATTAGCTAATTACGGTGCTTATGAATACATGACTCCAGTAATCTTTTCTTCGGTTGAAGAAGATGAAACTGATCCAAGTACAACGGCTGAATATAGTGTTGTAAATTCAAATTATGATTTCCCATTAACAGGCAATCAATTTGTTTCAATTCAAATGTTAGACGATGAATTCTTAGCTGAAGAAATTGGTCTTAATGAAATTGAATTAATTCACTATTGGAACGCTGAAGCATTAGATGAAAATGCTACTTATGAAGTTTCAAGAAACGGTGGTGCTGAGTATCAAGCGGTTTCAATGGAAAGAATTGGACAGTCTGAAACTTATAGAGGTATACATCAATTTGCTGACGAAGTTGTTGATAGTTTTACACAAACTGTCGGTGGTACAATAACTGGTCCTGAAGACTTTACAGATGTAAATGAGCTTTCAAGAGTTATATCAATACCATCTCCTACAATGGTTAAAAAGGTAACAGCCGAAATAACTAAAACAGGAGCTGCGGTTGGATATGTTTATGCAGTAGCGGTTAGAGATGACGGTGGATCACCTTCTACAGACCCTCTAGATATCATAGGGCAAAGTTCTTACATAGATATTACCAATGATTTAGTAGCAGGTTCTCAATCTGTTGATTTCGATGTAGCTTTTACAGTTCCAGCAAATGATTATCACATAATCTTTAAAACAGAAGTTATGTATAAAACCGATTACACAAACAGTGCTGGTGCTAGAAAAATCTCAATCGGAGAAGACGGTACAGGAATTGTTTATACTGCAAGCGGTTCAATCTTAGACTTAAGAGTTAGAATCACAAGTAGTGTTGATGAAGTTGTTTCAGAAGGTTTCGGTATCTTCTATAAAGACGATGCTAAGATAGTTCCTATCGATGGGTTAATTAACAGATATGTTAAAAGCTTCGTAGGTAATGTTGAAAACTTACATGAGTTTACACCTACATATACAGTAGATCCTGTATTGACAACAATCTATCACTGGGAAGAAGGAAAAGCTTATAGATACGGTGTGTCATGGGTGTTAAATGCGGCTGGAAATGTTGAATTCCCACCAAATACATTTAATGTAGCAAGTCAAGTATCTTTAGAATTTTTACAAATTCAAGGTGGAAGTTTTGACAATAGTGATACTAACAAATTATTAATGGCAATAAACCATTTAGGAAGTACAAATCCTTTATTAGATCTAAGTGCTCCTGGGCGTGGTATCCATTTAAGAAGTTATGATGGAACGCTATATGAAATAGTAATTAAAGATGGCGGTGTTGGTTTAGACATCTATGAGGTAAATTAATATGGCAAGAACTTTAGTAAGTGAAATTAAACCCGTTGAAGAAAACAAAATAGCACAAGTTGGTGATATTGTCCATTCGATGTTAACAGAAGCTCAATTCCAAGCTGAAAGAGATGCTACATGGGTTTTAGCTGATGGTAGAGGTGTTACCGGTACAGATTATGAAACTGTAACTGCTTCTTCAAATATTCCAGATTTAAGAGGTAGATTCTTAAGAGGAAAAAACAACGGCAGAGGGTCAGGGTCTAATCCTGATGGAGAATTTGTGTTAGGTCAAGAGCAAGGACAGGCTACTGCTATTAACGGTATGTATTCTAGTGATAGTTACTTATCTTCTGTTCAAAACGAATATCCAGTAGCAGCTTCTACAAACGTAACTGTAGGAGTACCTAGAAGTGGGACTTCTGGATGGACGTATGGTGGTAACGGTACAGGGCCTCCAGCCAGAGACAGGTATACCAACACAGTTACAAATGTTGGACTTGGTGGTGGGGCTAACGAAACCAGAGCCTCCAATACAACAGTAAATTATTTTATAAAGATAAATAAGGACGCATAATGGCACAGTTTTTCGGTCAAGAAGACATTAAAGAGTTATCAAAGACCTCTCAAACAGAGCTTGAGTGGGCCGCTGGATCAGATCTTAGGATCGGAGGTCAGGCCTATTTAATAGAAACTGTGTTACCATTAGATACGGCTACAGATATTGATACTGGTGCAATTTCTAATGATACTATATATTATGTATATGCAACTGTTGACAATTTTGGAGCTGTTAGTTTGACATATTCACTGTCAAGTTCAGCTCCAACAGGTTTTGATGCTTATAGAAAAATTGGAGCATTTGGTTCTGATGATAGTGCTGAAATAACTGGAACATCGGTTCAAGATTATGGAAGTGTTGGTGATATTATACAATCAATGTTAAGCGAAGAAAATTTTATAGAACAAAATGGAGCAGGTTGGGTACTGGCTAACGGTAGGCCTGTTGCTGGAAGTAAATACGCAGCTTTAATTGGAGCAAACATTCCAGATTTAAGAGGTAGATTTTTAAGAGGTAGGGATTATGGCCCTGGGGCAAATCCCGATGGAGATCAGGTGTTAGGTACTACGAATGGTCATAAGACAGCTCCAAATGGTATGTCGGCAAGTGTTAGTGGTAATACAGGTGGCGAAAGTGCATCACATCAA